GTATAGGTGGAGAAGGAACGACTTTAGGTCTAGGTACAGGTATAGGTTTAGGTATAGTTGTAGGCTTAATAGTGATTATAGATGGCTTGGATTTAGGCAATACGATTCGTTGTGGGTTCACCACGGGCGACGGTTTACCCGTCCTTGGTGTGACAGGAGGCACATCCACCCGACGCGAGGACGGCGCTGGTGGCCTCACACTCTTGATCGTCCGGGGCACCCGGGGTGTTACAGGGTGGCTGGTGTGGATCTTGGGAGCAGCCGTTTGAGGCGCCTGAGCTGCGGGATTACGCTTTTTCTTAGAGGGTGGTTTAGTGGTTTGAGAATCCTCTGGCTCGGTAGTGGGAATGGAAAGGTCTAAGACTGGTGGTGCTGGTTGGGGAGTAGAATCGTCGACCACTTGCGTTGGCCTGTTAAAGGCAATAGCTAAGACAACCAGTGACGATGTAGTAAGGAGGAAAAGAAGCACTCTTCTGGCAATAGGAGGTCTTTTCCTATGTCTCCCTTGTCTGTGCCTACCCCCCATGATTCATTACTTACGCTACTTACTCACAGTCTCGATGCAGAAAGTACCACCCTCCGGAAAGTCGTACTGAATACTAACCTGAGTAGTCTTATTCCTTAGCTCTCGCCATGGCCTATCTGATAGCCTATTAGGGCAGTTGATTACCCACGACCAGTCATCGACTCCTACTGCATCTGTTTGCGCCCAGCATCGTGCCGTACCCTTTGAGGGACCAGCGACTACTGCACTCAGGAATGCCTTAGCGACAATTGCACTAGCATCTCCCACTGGGCAAATGATACGGATGTCGCCTTTACCGGGAGGAACAACAATATCCTGCATGGAATGATCCTTCTTCTTAACGGGAATGATGGGAGTGGGGTTGGAGAACCTGGGAATCCTATGGGTAGGATCTTGGAGAAGGAACGCCACTCGGTTGCGGAAGTCAATCATATTGATCCCAGCAGGATCGGGTTTGCGTCCCTTGGGGATACAGCATTCCTTGTGAGCAGTGCAGTGGTCAGCACCGCGACGACAGAAGAATAGAATAGAGGCTACGAGTCGAGGATAGGAGTCGAGTTGTTCTTGGGTCCAGATTCCGTCCCCGTCATCTTCAGCCTCAATTCCCAAGAATTCATCATTAAGGTCAAAGAATCCAGCCCACGCTGAAGCTCCGGCATGCCAAGCACATCCCGCAGCGACAACAAAGACTCCGCCATCTCTTGCAAGACCATAGTTAGCAAGTGGTCCTGCAAGTCCTGCTCTTCCGTTTGTGATAACCCCGAGGGATGGCATATTGCCTGTCTTAGGTCCCGCTGTATGGTGGCAGACAACCCCTTCGAGGACGCGCATTCCGCCATGACCTCTAGTCCTCCACCCTCCCACTTCAGTAACGGGATACCCTGTTAGTCTGGCTGCATCGACAAGCCAAGGAATGTAGATACTCATTCCTTTGCCTCGAATCGCATACGGACATAGACACCCTTAGTGGAATTGTCATCGGGTGCCGTAGGGTCCATGATTCGCTCAAAGAGATTGCTTTCCGCTTGAGCGAGAGTCTTGGGTGTTCCCTCAATGGGAGCATATTCTCTTGGGAGATGGAGTTCATCCAGAGAATCGATAGGAGGATGGATCGTCGAGTCGGGAATGCTTTCGACTACGTCATCGGGAGTCATTCCCCTATAGGCTTCAGACTGTCTATCCATAAAAGCTCCCCTAGAAATAGAAAGGCCCCGCATCTAAGCGGGGCCAGTCTATAGCAGAGGGTCAGTCAGGTAACCATATGTCTGTGAATGGTGACTGAATCTTCCTCACTACCACCATGTAACGAGTGAGATGTCTGGTGGCATCCATCTCATGCTTATGAGACTCCCCCGGAATCCACAAGCCGACTTGCTTGAGCATATCAGGAGTAATAAATCTCTTCGCCGAGGATGCCGTTCGATAATGAAATCGAGTGTTGGAGATTTCACAGAAGAGACGGAGTATCCCGATGTATTCTCGAGAGATCAACTCCACCTTCATCTTGGCAATGGGATTACCCTCGTCGTCCGTCAGGAGATGTTGACGGAATTCAAAGGACTCCCATGCGATGTCGGTATAATTGCCCGTCTGTAGATCACGCCACAATTGAGTGTGATGTTCATGCGGACCTAAGCTGTATCGATTGAATTTGATTTGTTCAATAGAAGTGAGTTGTTCACCTTCAGTGGTAGGTTCCCATTCAGCAGTGGCGACACCCGTTGTACCACCGGGATCATAAGCCACAATGCGGAAAGGGCAACCATCCCAGGTCCGATTAGGAATGGTCGCCCCCGGCTTACGCCGCATCTTCCTCATGAATTACGAATCGTCTTCGTCCTGATCGAACTCCAACTCTTCCTGATCCGCTGCATCGGCTTCGGCGATTGCAGTTCCATTAGCCCTACGCTCACGCTTCTGAGCAGTGCGAGACTTGTAATACACTGCATCCTCTCGCACATCGAGATCAAGACCGATTTCAGGGAGCGGAGGGTCCTCTTCGAGACCAGTCTTGTTAAGGTGAAGCTTTGCGCGATTCAGTTCCCGAAGGGTAGCCTGTGCATGCTCCTCGCCACTAACGGGAACCATCTGCCATTCGCCAGACTCGAACACTTCAGAGCTGCGAAGGACATCATCGAAATAACTAGGCTGACGCACTCGACCAGGAGTCTTACGGTCAGGCTGAAAATCCTTAGGTGCGGCGAAGGATTCGAAAGTGAAACGGGGGTCTACTCCCTGATCCTCGTCTGCTTCCTGGTCCGTTGCGGTGGTCACGGTGATCTCTTCCTCTCGATCAAGAGTAGCAACGTTTCCGGTTTCGGCAGCGCGCTTGCTCTTAGTTGACCTGGGCAAAATTCTTCCTTACTCGGATTTTGGGTGGCGGTGGTGGGGACAAGTCGAGTATATCTACGATTGATACAGAGTCAAGGATTAAAGCTCTGACCATCGTTTGCCGACCTTGGCGTCGGTCCGGAACGGAACGTAATGATCCGTATACTCTTCGGCTGTATCCACCATGATCCTATTCATTAATACTTTAACTTCATCAACCTCATCTGGACTTGCCTCTGCATAGAGGGCATCGTGAACGAGATTGACAATAAATACCCCTTCCTTGACACATCTAGAGGCTGCTTCCAAACCGATATCGCTAGCCGTTGATTGAGGCAGATATGCCATTGCCTCGTTCTCAACGTCGCGTTGGTTCGTTGGAGTAATGAGATAGAAGCGACGGTGTCTCCCGAATGGGTTAACCAAAGCCTGTCCGCTATGTATCCGCTGGACCACTTCTGCCTGGAATGCTTTAATCTTAGGGATCTTAGCATTGAACAAATCCATCTGCGATTGCGCCTGTGAAACCGACATATGGAAATCAGGATCGGCAGCGATACCCTCAGCGGTACGCCCGTACGATACACCGTAAGCGAACGTCTTAATGAGAGTGCGGATACCTATCTTATCTTTGTCAGACATCTCGGCAAAGCCGGGAATCATCTGAAGACAAAGCTCAGTGAACATATCCTTAGTAGGATCTGCAAAGAGGTCCCTTAGAGTCTCTTCCCCAGCTAGCCAGGTTAAGACCCTGAGTTCAGCTTGAGAATAATCCAGAGTGAGAAGAAGGCGAAGAGGATCTGAAACAAATTGCTCCTTAACCACTCCGACTCTAGGTATATTTTGCAGGTTCGGACCACGGGAAGAAAGACGCCCCGTAGTAGTACCATGAATAAGAAACGAAGTATGAATTCTACCGTCGAGAGTAGCCTTTGCGGCCGGGCCGGTGACATACGTACCCTTCAGCTTTGAAACCGCACGCACTTTCAAGAGAAGTCTAAGAACTTCCTTGACAGATTCGCTGACTCTCCTATCGTCGAGCATGAATTTGATATGAGCTTCATCGGTACTGTCAGTCTGAATACCCTGCTCTAATAGCCACTCGGTAACTTGCTTAGGAGAGCGAGGATTGAGCTGGGTTTCCTCATCCTTGACAATAACAAATGGAAGCTGAAGCTCAAGAGCTTCTATTTGCTCAGTGAGAGAAGCTTCTATCTCTTGGGATCTCTTCTGATCCCATCCCATACCATTAGATTCCACAATTGTAAGCATAGGAGAAACTGTTTGACAGAGCCAATTAAAGAAGCTGGTGAGACCCTTACGTTCAAGAAGATCACTAAAGTAAGAACGAAGTAGTCTCGTAGCGTGGACATCGAAGGCATTGTATTTGTAAAGTATATCCCTAGGGATGGCACCATAGCCCTCTTCCTTGGTAATGTATTCCTTGACTGCATCCTTCCAGTCAGGAGAGCCTAGGAGTTCCTGACCCATATAGTCGAGACCATGAATGCCGCCAACCTCATAGAGTGCATAGGAGGCTAGCATGGTGTCGAAGTGAAGAGGGAATGGATAGGTGTGACGTAGGAATTTCATGAGGACGCCAACGTCGTACTTGCCATTCTGCGCTATGACTCCACAAGCATAGAGCAGATTTATCATCATCTCCCTATTGACTATAGTATAGTCATCAGAGGTGACAGGGTCGGGACCAAAGCAGGAGTCAGCGAAGACGTAAACATGATGTTCATGAGATGCATCAGTAGGACCGATGCCGATACAAAGGACCCTACCGAACAGTCCGTCATCTCTGCCAAAGCTTGCATCTTTGTCCCGTCCTGATTCTGTATCGACGACAACGCCATACCCTTTGTTAAGGGTAATGATCTCTCGCATTAACTCATGAGCTATGCGTGGTTCGGTGATGACCTCATACGTAGGCTCATACCATAGAACAATTTGCTTCTTACGCACCGCTTTGACGATGTCACTCTGCATAAGAGGAAACATGCCATGGCTGCGAAGACAGAATGCGGGATGGAAAGTGTTAACTAACTCGATAGGGATAGAGTTCTCTAGTGCTACGAGCTTCGGTGGTCCTACCC